TTCATGGCTCAATTCTCCCCGAGGCTTGCGGCCTCACTTTGGTTTGCGTCCGAGTCACACACTGCGTCTCGATGCGGGCATGATATCACTATCGGCAGGGGCGTCAATGGTTGGTGATATCATTTTGTCAGATTGCGGAAAAGATTTCGTTTTGCCCGTGGTTTTATTGAGATATCTCTTTGCGCATACCGCCACTTTATCCAGATCCTGTATTGGATCTCTTCAGATTCAGCCTGTCTTGGTGTTTCGTGCAACAGTGACCGAGGGCTCTGGATCTGTCTGGGTCGTCAGTTTGGACGTTGCCCAGAATTAAACGCCTCACGCAGTTTGCGACGAATTTCACAGCGGCGGTATTTCTGTGTCCAGTTACCACCAAAACATGACTTTTCTGCACTCACCAAACGCCGACAGCCAGGGCATTGCTGCTCTGGCTGTCATTGTGGATTGTGCGACTGCGAATCGCGTTGCCTGAGTGTACGGGACAGGCTGCCCAGATTCAATGATTCGTTTCGATTGCATGTCGCTAATCGGTTTCCACGCCGAACAGCAAACGCACATTACCACACCCACGAAGTCGGTCAAGGCTATTTGCTGGGTTCTGGTCCAACGGTGGCGAGTTCTTCTAACCTTTCTGGTTCAATCAATTCTGCTGGGGCACCGCGACTCCCGAAATAAACCTTAGGCTTTGGCAAACTGGGATCTCGCTCCTTAAAGTTTTTCATAAACCACCGGATAAAAGCCCCTCCCATTCCCTCTCCTATTTTCTTGTCCTTTCCTCCGAAGTCCGTGCCTATTGGATCAATGATAGTTACGCCGCCTTCGTGTGCTGCAATTATTGCAACTGATGCGCCAAGGGTCCAAATATCTCTGTGTGACCAGCCCCTAGAGAATCCCTGTCGAATAAACGCCGGGCAATGTCTAGCAGATTCCTTGGCTGTCAATTGAGGGCATTGAGGCAATTGCCGTCGCAATGCTTTCATTAGTTTTTTTGCCTCAACGCCATCACCTGTAGGCACCGTATCATCATATTCGTCCATATCGCTCTCATCAGCCTCTTGCCGCAATGCCTGAAATTCCACATTGCGAAGCTTCGCTTCCATACATCTATGGACATCCCGCATTTTCTGATTATCGAGTCTCATTGCCTCAGCCTCAGCCTCAGCCTCATCTGCCCGTTTCCTAGCAGCCTCCTTCACTGTCTCAGCTTCCACTGCCTTTTCTTCTGCCGCCGCCAGCGACGTTCTTAGCACGTTCACGTCATCTTTCAACAACTTCAGACGCCGCAACGCTTCCTTGTCCCTGCCGAGATATGACTCCATTTCAGCAAACCGTTTTTTTACTTGCGAAACGCTCATCGTTTGTCACTCCACATATCAGCAGGAACGCGAACAGTCTGTGCCGCCTTGTTTGGTGCAATCGATTTCAGTTTTGTCTCCAGTCGATTCAGCAGCCGAAAGAATTCATCGACGTTTGGCACTCGCTCGCCATGCGTCAAAATGTGGTCAATCACAGTTTCTGCTGTCTTCAGCGTTCGAAGCAGCACGACATCCTTCGGCAGCTCTGCACACTGCCTGCCTGTAATCCGTGAGCGAATTTCCGGGTCTTCGTGCAATTCCTCCAGCCGGTCTGCGTAGACCTTGTGCGGGTTTGCAGACTTTGGCAGAGATCCAAAAAATGATTCAATGTAAGGCGTTGCGTCCGTAGCCGACATTCGCGACTGCTTCAGAGTCTGCAGAAACCCTGTCACCGGCTGCGATGCCTGCTCAAGGACTGGCCCCTTTTCAATAAACGGTCGCAACTCTGCCAGCATTGCGTCGGACAGTTCCGGCCCTCCGATGTGGCAAATTCTTGACTGCAATTCAATTGCGTCCGCAATGCGTTTGACATCCGCTGTTTTCCATCCGCCCATTTTGGCGACTTCTGCCGCACTCATTCCCCTGCCGACGACAAGCACTTCAACTGCCCGTCGTCGCGTCCATTCTGCCGGTTCTGCCCTGCCCTGCATTCGTGCGTTTGCAAGAACACGAATGGAAGCCAGTGAATCCTCATTGTCGGTCGAAACGACATAGGCAGAAATTCTGGTTGTCTGCTGCAGTTCCGCCGCTGACAATCGCTGAACTCCATCCAAAACCCGCAGCCCGTCTTCCGTCTTGCATAGAATCGGTGCCGGTGCAGCCGATCCCGCTTCCATCAACGCTGCATATTCCAAAACAGCATCTTCTCTCACCGCAACCGGCCTGCCAATGTTCTCGGTGTTCCATCCTTTTGCGAAGTCATCAGGCAGCCGTAACCCGTTGCAATACTCGTACTTAATTCCCATTGCAGTCAGAAAATTCTCTGTCCTGCTATCTGTGGTAAACATGCAAATCTCCAAATGCAAAACCCGCACGCAAGCGGTCAGACTTGCGGCGGGCTTAGGCAGTCCGGGTTTACAGCCCGGAAAACTTACTGACATATCACACCTGACCGTGTGACGTTGATTCTATGATAGCACCCGTCGCGCCAGAATCAAGTGCAGAAACGCAGACAGCCACCCCGATCAAGATGGCTGTTCCCAGACTGCGTTTGGCTGCCTTGCTATTTATCCGCTCGGCTTGCCTTGGCTATGACGGTCTTGCCTACAATTTCCACGCCACCGCGTAAGTGTCTCGCCAGTGTTCATTGCCGCTCACGTCGATTCCGACGAATCCTGCGTAATGAAGCTCCTCTGCAAGCTGGTCCTGACTGATGTTGCCGTAGTGTTCGTCGACCTGCAATGCCCCGCCGTCAATTGCTGAGTGCGGATCTCTGCCGGGACCGCCGCATGTGATCAGGATTTTTCCGCCGGGCTTCAGCCAGCTTGCAGCGTGGGAAATCAGTGAGTCCCATGTCATGCAGTGCTCAAGCACCTCGCAGCAGATCACCATGTCGACCAACTGTGTCGGATCGTATTCCATCGCATCGCACACAACGTCGACCGCTGGGCCTGCAATCAAATCAAGGCCGATCCATGTGGCTCCGGGAAAGTGTGCCCGAACACTGCCGTTGATGTCGCGGCTGCCGATCTCTATTACAGAGATTTCGTCGGCCGTCGCATACCGCCCAACAAATTCAAACGCGCCGGGGTGCATGGCATCTCCCTGAATTGCAAAATCGTGACGTGAGCTTATTCCCATCCGGCCGCCAAGAGTTACTATCGTTCGCCGTCGCGAAGTAGTTCGCGTTCTCTTCATCCAGATTCGTCGGGTCGAGATACCAGGGCATATGCCGCGCCGTGTAATCGCCTCCGACACGAACAGCCCGAACTCCAGCAACCTTTGTTGCCGTCCGGTGCGGCGTGCTCGCTCGATACATTGCCAGCGTTGTGTCGATTGGAGCCGCGTAATAACTTCCTGCGATGCTATGCCGCCAGAATCGCGACTCCCATTCCTTGACCTGAGTTTGCCACGGTGGCAAGTCATCGATTCGCAATGCAACGCCAGATTTTACGACGCCCGGCATCCGTCGCCACGTCATTGGAAACGCGAGCACCTGCATCAGATCGGCCGGGACGCCTTCTAGGTCCAGATCGCAGTCAGTGACGCAGTAAAAGCCGCTGTTGGGCCTGTCGACGATGCCGGCCCGCCAAGGAGCGTGATGTCCCAGATTTTCGGTGAGTCTCACAACCTCGAACGGGCAATCACTTGCGTACCAATCGAGGAGTGGCCCCCATGTGGAGTTGTTATCGACGATGATCGGGACTGCGTTGTCGAGTGCCGCGATCTGTTCGCACAGCTTGCGCGTCGTGGTGAGGCGGTTGAAGGTGTTGACGTAGACTGGAATCATTCGATGCCCCTCGCTGCTTTCCACGCTTTCCATTCGGCGTCGACGTGCTCTGCAAAGTATTGATGGTTGAGCACCGAGGACGGGACTAAATCATGGAATATGCAGGCAGATTCTGCAAAAGCAAACAGATGAGCAGGCACGTACTCAACAATCCACCTGTTTGCTTCTTTCCACTGCCAGTCTCGCTCAAAGACCTCCTTGGCTCGCATCCAGTACGCCGAACCTGCATAGAAGAAATCACCGGGCTTTTTCTTTACTAGCGGTGTTTGCGATCGCATCACGCCACAGACAAGATGACTCGCCAAGGCATCTTCTACTGACGGCAGATCCATGTTGCCGTCCCAGAGTATTTCGGCCCACTTTTCTTCCACTGCCCCCGGCTGTTTCGTAACGGCCTTTGTGTGAGCCCGGAAAATGATCGCGTTCGTATCGTCTGTCTGCAGCTCTGACAACATCTCTACGTGCGTCAACGTCTCAGCCAGCTTATTGTTTTCGGCCCGGAACCATTTGTCGACTCGAATCCCATCAAACTGCTTTTGCACTTCTTCGATTGTCGCTGTCGATGAATCAACTCCAACGCCGATTACAATCTTGCCATTAAACTTGTCTTGATGCTTTCGAATCTGCTGCACATGCCATTTCCAAACATCCTCGCGACGTTTTAGCGGGTACAAGTGAAACATCAGGCTTCGAGTTGGATTCACCAGCGGTCTGTAGTCCTCTCGATACGACGCCCACTTACCAAGCGGACAATACGAGGCCCGAGGCATTACCTTCAGCGACAGATTGCACCCGCATCCGCCTTTGGTATCGTCGCACCATCCGTCTTTGTTGAGCGGACACGCGGCACAGATTGCGGAGCGATTCGCCTGCTGCTCAGCGGTGGCAACCGCCATTCCGTCCTGGATGAAATCGACGGCTGCATTTTTGAGCGAGACAACGCGGTCGACTGCACGGGCGAGTTTTGATTTCGGCTTGCTGTTGCACGATTGGCATGGCTTGTGGCTGGCAGTGGCTACTGCTTTGCGTAGGTGCCTGTCCGGCTGACTTGTTGCGACTGCCGCTCTCGCCTGCTCGACCTTCTGTAGCATCGCGTCAACAGCCGCTCCATTTCCGCGCTGGCATGTCGTTAGCATCGCCTTTGCCAATGCCTTGCCTCTAACAATGCACAACTCAGCAGTGCAGCCCTCACATCCCATTTTGTGCGGCCTTTTCTTGCATCATCTGGTGAACTCCTTCCGCCGCTTGTCGGTTCATCTCGTTTTTCTTGCGTAGTTCCAAATCCGTTGTGATCGCCATCGATATTCGAGACAACAACACGGCCCAAAACACGACCTTTGCGACTGCAATCATTTCCTGCATATCAGCATCCAATTGTGACAATGCCCTGAACTAGCACAGGATACGATACCACTCCTCCGGAAGTCTCACACGCCATATATGCAATAAAAGAAAACTCTCCGATTGGATCGTCGCACGTTGGGCAAATAAAATCGAAATCTTCACCGTCTGCCCATGTGTCGGATATTGGCGGCTCAAATGTGCCGCCTGAAATTGCGGAGCGGTACTGAGCTTTCCATTGATAAGTGCCGTCTCCGTTATCTTGGCAAAAAACTCTGGCGTTGAGAAACGTAGCGTCCAAACGTAAAACCGTGCCCTCCGGATCACCAGTATCCTCGCACCCAAAATCGCCAGTCACAACGGCTGGATCAAATGCCCCGCAATCGGATGTTTCTGGAATCGTCGTGTATTCGACTGACGCCGACGCCGTAAGAAGCCAACCGGGACAGCATGGACAGCCACTTGATTCGCACAAGCACTGCTTGCAAGCAACCGCAATCGTCGTTCCGTCATACAACGTCACGGTCGCGGTCATCGACGCACAGCCCGGCGCAGCAACTGGCTCCTGTTCCTCTCCATCGACAGACATGGTAATAATGCACTCGCCGTATTGATTGCGGCCAAGTGCGATTGACAGTTCATAGTAGCCGACAGTGCCAGCCCAAACCGGCGCGTCGCATTCGTAGCTAATGTTGCAAAGTTCGCCAGATAAAGTCATCCCGTTCGATTCCGTAATCGTCACGCAAACGCATTCGCAGGAGCAACGACAGGTTCCGCAAAAAAAGTCGCGGCATCCTGTGTCAGGGTCCGTCGTTAGTTGCAGTTCAAGTGGCTCGTATTTTTGCCATCGAAGCGTGCCCTCAAGGTATGCCGTCGACACCTCGACTTCGCCCTGTGGATCACGGCAGCTTGCCCCCTCGTAACAGTTCGCGCGGTACACTTCCTCGTCGTCGAGAGTAACAACATATTCGCATTCGTCGGTCTCGTAATTCCTCTCCCAGTACGATACAAACGCATGGCCGCCAACCGTGCCTGTCCATGATGAGCCAGCGAATGTCGCTGAACCGTAGGCGATGCCGTCGTCGTAGGTTTCCCATTCAATGCAAAGCTTGCAAGGAATCACACCACAACAGCCATCAGCCGTTTCGATGTCGCAAACGTCAACCATTCGCTCTGAGCATGGCTTGAGCCTGTCTGGTGACGATCTGCGAAGGTAGCGTGATGGCATTCGTCAGCACTCCGGCTGTGCGCAAAGGTCGCTCAAGATCCATGCCGGAACGCAAGGTGGGGGATCGTAATCGTCGGCTGTGTACGGGTAGTAATACGTCGCTCTGCCAGTTGTTCCGGGCAAATCGTCAGCGACCTGCCCAGACAAATAACTGCATATGTCATAAACGTGCCAATATCCGTCATCCTGTCGGCCCGGCGGAACTGTGCCGCAGTTTCCTGTGTACCATAGCGGGGTAACTCGAATTGTGTTTTGCGTGACTTTATAGCCGTCAGGGCAGAGAACATCAGCGATGACAAACCACATTGTATGGCCGCCGCCGGAACCGCCTTCTCGTTGCTGCCAACGCCCTCGCACCTGAGCGGGATTCATCATTCGACGCATAACCTCACGAGCAATCTTTTTGTATTGCTCTGCGCCTTTTGCGTCGAATCCAACTACAGGATCTGACATTTGATCACTTCTCGTAGACGATGATGCGAACGTTGCAAGATGCCGTGTTGGCCTTCAGGTATAATGTTGCTCCGGGCTCAATAGTAAACGTTGCCGGAGTCCCTGCACCGTACAGCCGCATGCCATAAACGGTGGTGGCAAAGCCGACCTGCACATAATTGACCGAGTCAAGGTTATAGACGACGCACAACCCCTCTGTTCCGATATCTCCAAATGCTGGGCCAGCGGTCTCTTCCGATGTGCCCACGCTCAGCGTTACATCGTAAACCAATGCCCCTGTCATCGTCATCAAGATTTGAGGCGGCGTAAACTCATGCTTTAGAGCACCTTTGAGTAGCCGAACGGACTGGTTTACTTTAATTTCATCAGCCATGTTTTTAGCTCAGTGGCAAAGAGGAGAACGCCTTGGTTTCGTACACAGTAAACGAACCATATACGGCCGTGGCTGGTGTAGGATTTGAAAGCACAGCCCCCGATCCATTCAGCGGAACTGGTGCTGCTGGAAGCTCATCATCACCGTCGTTCCTGATGTTCGAGATTACACCAGCGATGTTTTCTCGAAAGCCCGCATCCAGCGGTTCCAGCAACCAGCCATTTTTCTGAAGATGGATTGAAAACACCACAGTGCGAAACGCTATTCCGTTGCGTGTCTGTACCTCGCTGACCGTCACGGCCTGCATCTTTGCTTTGCCTGCGGCGATTGAAACACCATCTACCGTGAATGTGTCTGAGTTCACCGCGTCCTGATATGTCAAAATCCATGTTGGCACTGTTGTCAGATTCTTCGTCACCGTCACGACTCGCCGTGAATCGTCCATCATGTATGGAGGATCAAACGGATCTCCAGCACTATTGACAATCGCGTTGCCGGTCTGGTCTACGATTGCCGGTCGCTGGAACTGCTCTGAATTCCATGTGATAAATACAGGGTCGGATGTTGGCGTTTCTGACAGCTCGCGTTCACTTGAGTATTCCGCCGTGACCGTCCAGCCTTTCCAGTCTTCGGTATTCTCCACACTCAGCGTCGTACACCATGCCCCAGAATCTTCTGGATGCGTCGCGCCGATTGCCGGAAGGTTTGTGTCGCTACCAACCGCATACGGTCCATCTGATCGCGATGTGGTTTCGAGCCGGAATTGTCGCGAGTAACTTCGCATTCCTTTGCTGTTGGTTGCCTTGCGACCGCTTCCAATTTCTTCTTTGAAAATTACGCTCATGGATTCACCGCCCCCATCGCCAAGATCATTTGCGGCTTATTTGTTTTGATGGCTTTAACGACGGCTGCCGCACCTTTTTCTGTGGCCTTAACAACGGGATCTTTCCCGCGATTCAACATAGCCGCAAAGATCGTGGAAAATGCCTCCTGAGATCCTTTCTGCATTGCTCCGGCAAGCCGTGGCTCTTCTTGCTTTTGCTTGTTCTTTTCCCAGTCAGGCGAGCCGAACCAGTTCTCGAACATTCCGCCCAGGGCTCCCGCTTGAATCTTTGCACGGTCTGCGATTCCCTGAGCACCCATTTTTGCACCGGCGAACTTGCCCTGCAGTTTTTCGAATAAACTTGTGGCCGCTTCTGCTGTCGTCCTCGGAACTTCGCGATCCATCCACTTCCGGTTAAACCCCGGATTCGCTGCGCCTGGTTTCGTCATGTCATTTTGGGCACCAGCATTTGCCAGTTTGCCCATAAGGGCATTGAGTCGCCCCTGTGCGTCTGCCAAGTTCTGCGGCTTGCCCTCCGGCCTGAGATCGTTGATATTCACCCCAGCGAACGGGTTTAGCAATGCAGACCAGTCAATCTCACTCACCTGATCGATCATGCTGTTCAGCATGTCTGACCAGTGAAGCTTGATTGTTTCCATGCCAACATCGAATGAGGCTACGATCACATCACCAAGGAACTTCCAGCGTGCGTCTCCGAGAGCATTGAACGCGGCTAAAATCTTATTCGCTTCGCTGACGATTTCGGTTAGTTTTGGCAGCACCATCTCGCCTAAATCTCTCCCGATCGTTTTGAAATTGTCCATGAGTGTGGATGTTTGCCCTTCAAACGTCTTGCTCATGTCCTGCATCATGCCCGCGAACGCACCGCCCTCCGATGTCATCGCCTTTAACGCACGCTCAAGATGCCCAAAGTTGACCTGCCCTTTTTCGACAGCGTCACGAACATTGCCAAACTCTTTAGCCAGTTCAGCAGTAACATTTATTCCCCGTCCCTGCAATTGGTTTATGTCCTCCATAAACAGCCGCCCCTGAATTCGGGCTTTGCCATACAGCTCGGCAAGTTCCGTAAGTGGAATACCCATGCCTGCCGACAAGTCACCCAGCGTCTGCAGTTCACTGATGACAGTTCCAGCATTTCCGCCAAACGCAATCAGCTGTTTCGCGGCTTCAGTAATCTCCATCGATTCGAACGGTGTATCCGCTGCAAACTTATTGATGTCCGCCATGACAGCCGTGGCAGACTCCGCTGAACCTGTCAGCACTTTGAACTGGACGGCCGCCGTTTCCGCCGTTGCGGCGAGATTCACCGTTTCTTTCGCAAGGCCGAAAATGCCTGTGACTGCACTTTTGCCGATGTCATACAGCGCCAGCCCGGAAACGATCTTGCCAACGTCCGCGACGAAAGAGCGTGCCTCGCCTCGTGCGTTTTGCAAACCGCTTTGAAACTTGCGACCGTCGATTCCCAGCCGTGTTACGAGATCGCCAGCAATGACAGCCATCAGGTTTTCCTTGCTCCTATCGCCTCCAATGCCGCAATCGCAACATCATCATCGACAGGCTTGTCCTTTTTGCTTTCGATCCACCACGCAAACGCTGCTGGGCTCACGTTTTCCTGCCCAAGAAATCCCGCAATCATCATTGCCAGCCGAGTCATGATTTCGTTCGTTCCGCGACTTCCGATCGGCTCGATTAAATCCTTTGCACACCACTCGTCGAACTGAGCGTGCGTCATTCGATCCATCATTCCATCAACGTCTGTTGTGTGCTCGACAAATTCAGCCAGCCGAAGTGCCGTTAGCCTTCGATGGCTTCTTCTGAGTTTTTTGTGAGGGCCTCCAAATCCTGTCCGGTGAATCCGGATAGATCCAAAGCAACGTTGACAAGTCGTTCGACAACATCCCCTCGACGCTGCCCGAGTGTTGCGATCTGGTCAAAGGTAAATAGTTTCACGCCGTCATCATTCCGGCAGCATTCAACTAGGATTCGCTCCCGGATCTCTGTCTTTTGCTTTGCTCGTTGCGCCTTCGACAACCGAGCCTGACGATCATCGAATTCCGTCCGCTCGCGAGGTGTCATTCCCCAAACCGGGATGACTTTACCCTCTCCGAGTTCCGGAACAGGAACGTCAATTTTTTGGCGTTCCAGTGCTGGTGATGTTAGAAACTCTTCTGCCGAAACTACCGACCGCGTCACTCGTCATCCTCCTCGTTTTCGTTTTCGTCTTCCTCTTCCTTATCTTCAGCCATTCCTTTGCCGCTTAACAGCCGGTCCATTGCTGCCTTGGCTGCCATGATTTGTGCCTCTGATCGATTGCACGCATTGCGACATTCCTCATCGGCTGGCGTGGCTAATCCATTAAGCACCAACGACACGCAATCAGCCAGTGAAAACTCATCGCGACAAATAATGGTTCCCGCCTTAATTACCTTTTTGCCGACCGCGGTTTCGCTGACGTATTTCGGAAAACAGTTTACGTCAGCGTCAATATCTCTGTTCGTTAAGCACTTCACGTCAACACCTCATTAAGTAGGGAGGACGGGGCAGCCATCGTGCTTAAGCGTAACGGATGCCGCCAATCCGGATGAAGCCTCTCCAGTGATCGAAAATCCTACGCCGGCGGCAACCATCGTCATTTCTGTGGATGCGGTATTGGCAAAAATGATTTTCCAGTTGGTCTTGTTTGCCGTGCCGTTGGTATTCAAGCAAGCCGATGTCACTAAGTCGTGAATATTCTGGTGTCCCGCCAAAGCAGGATCGTGAAGCAGTTCAAAGGTAGTTGATCCGCCTTCCACGTAGCCTGTTGGGTCGTATTCGACTCCGGCCGTTCCATCCAGTGTCCGGCTGTCGTAGGTTTCTGTTTCGAGACCATCGACGCCAAATGATCGCACCTGCGCGACTGGCGTGTATGTCGTACCAGACCCCAACGATAACACAGTTCCTTTTACTTTTAACTTCGCCATTTCTCAGGCCCCTTCAAGTGTTGTAATGGACCGTCAGATCCAGAGTGACCACGAACACACCAACATCTGAGCCATCTTGAGGAGGCTCATAATCGTCTGATTCATCATTCATTAAAACGGCCCCGATTGTGAAGCTGCCCGCTGTTCCGCTGTAGTCGTCGATGAATACTCTAACAGCGTTTGCTAAGCTCTCGGCCTGTACGGATGACTTGGCTTTGCAATCAATATCAAAGTCGATAAATCGCAATTGGCCACTGGCTCCATCCAACGTTGCGTTTTCTTCGCTGCCCATTTGCGTGATGATTACATGAGGAAAGATTGCATTCTGCGGGGCGCGATTGACATACACTCGGCTGCTGCAAATTGCAGACACCGTCGCTTCGCCCGTCAGAAGTGAAACCAATCCGCTTTTCATAATCGTTTCTTTGCGAGTCGTGCCGCTTCTTTTTCAATGCCTGTTTCGATGTTGGTTTTTAAAATCGCTGCGATTTCGCCTTTTGCCGCTCCGACGACTTCACTGACTCCGACAGCATGCTTCGGCATTCGCCCAGTTCTTTTGCCTGCCTTTGTTCGTCGCTCGCCAGTCCCAACGAACCACCAGTGAACGTTCCTTGCTCCGATACCAACGCCTTTTTTGCCCGATCGCTCTTTAGGGTTCGTCTCTCGTTTTCTACTGACGCCTGCTCCGACTTTATTACCGGCTAATCCGCCGTTGTATTTCGTTTTGATCGACCGCGACTTGATTGACTTCCTGATGTCCTTGTAGCGACTTGGAATGGTCGCCTTGACCTTCTTTACGGCCAACCGCCCGGCCTTTCCGAGTGCCGGTCTCGCGATTCTGTTTGCCATTCCTTTCGACAATTCGCGAAACACTCTGTCCAAATCCTCAAAACCCGACACTGCCGACATCACACCGCTCGCTTTGTCTGAATCTCGATTTCCATGTGATTCAAATCAATGTCGATCACACTCAGAATCTCGTATGTGTTGCCCTCGTGAATCAGCCGCATGGCAGGTAATGCGTCAGCTAATTCCGGCGTCCAGTCCGCTTTCCAAACATGCGACACATCTGCATTTGTTTGCTGCACCTTCCAGAACTCCCGGCCGCCTTTACTGACTACCCAACACCAGGCTGAACAGTGCTGCCCCCAGTTTGCATTTGTTGTCTGATCAATCTGGCCGTGAGCGTCCGCGGTTTGCCCGATCAGTTTTTCAATGCGAACGAGTTTGTCGCGTGTTTGGCAGTCGTGTTTCATGCCCAGACCTTATGAAACGCCGTCCATTGCAGTTCAGACACCAACGCCTTGTAGCGTGCATTCGATCCTTCGCAGCCATCGCGATGCGTTCGGCAATACTCCACGATTGCCAGTCTCGCTGCCGGAGGAACACTGGCTGCCGTTGCACCGTATCCCGCCTGCATGGTGATGACGACTTTGTTTGGCCGCTCCTCCTGTGTGATGGGCCAGCTCTGTGATTCCTTCAACACGATTCGCGGAGGCACGCTTGTCAGGTCGGTGTAATACTTTGCCGAATCGAACGTCGTCAGCGTGTCGTCTTGATCATAATACTTGATGTGCGCGATGGACTGAATCGGAGCCATCCGGATTTCAATGTCGCCATAGGTGCCAGGAAAGTCCTGAATGTGCATTTCCACCGTCTGCGTGATCAGCCGTCGATAACATTCACTTTCAATTGTTGTTCGTGCGGACTTCAGCAGGTCTTGCAGTTCCGTGTCGAAGTGGCACGTTGTGATGCGAAGACGTGTTTTCAGTTCGTCGAGCGTGAGGGGCTCGATGGTCGGCCCCGTGGTCGTTTTGAAGGTTGGGCTTGGGTGCATTTCGAGTCCTCGTTCTCAAATTCGTTTGACCATCGAGCAATCCCGCGTCTGACCAGTTCTGCCGCTGGCCCCCGTCCGATCACCGTGTTTACGAAGCCGACTGGCAGCCCGTTCCACGGTTTAAGTAAGACAATCACAGCCCGTTTTCCTTTCGCCATTCATGCACGTAGATGTGCTTGGGTTGCAAGTCTGAATCGAACATCGCAACTGTTTCTTCTAGATGCCCGATCGACACTGAAGGAGCCACGTAAATCGTCTTGCCGGCCAGTCGCCACTGATGCCAGAACCAAATATCATCATCGAGCTTGTTATCTGACCAGTTGCCGCTTTCATCATGCTGCGACCAGAACCATGGCTTCTTCACATCACGCAATGAATTGACGCGAATGAGCGTGAGGCCAAAATGAGCCGTTGTCGCCTTGATCGGCCGGCCGTCGACTTGTACGTGTTCATCCTGCACGCCGGTGCCAGTCGTCATCAGCGGATACTTTCCGCCGCGTCGACACTGCAAAGCTGCCAAAGCGTCGATCTGTGGATTCGCCGCAAACAGCGCGAACAAATCGGAAATATGCTTTTGATTAAAAAGGCTGTCTGAATCCAGTGACAGAATCCAGTCGATGTTTTTGTCGACAGCGTCTTGAAACATGCGTTGCATACACTGGCCCCAGAACACGCCTTGCGTTGTCGTGAGGTCAATCTTATGTGGCTTCAAAGCTTGCTCAATGATCGTTCTGGCTGCGACCGCTTCGTAACGCGGAAGAGTCAAATACGCACCGACTTTTACGGTCAATGCTTTCTTGGCGGCTGCCGCTGGCTTCACGCCCTCTAAATTCAATGAGCATGGATGAGCCGCCGTGTCTGTGTTTGGCGATTCCCATCGCTTGACGCTTTGCAGTCCGAAGTGCTCCATGTGAGCCCGTAGGCGTGTTTCGTTCCATGCTGATTTATGAAAGTCGTTGTCGTCAGTTTGTCCGCCCATGATAATAAATGGCCACTCGTCCGGATCTGCCTTTTCCTTCGCCTCAATGTCTGGAACCGCCAGCCGAATACGTCCGCCGGGCTTCAGAACTCGCGTCCATTCCTTTAGGGCTTCCTGGGCGTCCGCAAAGCTGAAGTGCTCGAGGATGTGCGAGGCTCTGATCTCATCCACGGAATTGTCGGCGTACTGCAACGGAAACGCCTCCGAACCGAACTTGCGGTCGATCGGGGTGAATCCGGGAATAACAGTTGAGCCAGCACCGATGTTCAGTTTCAGAGACATGAGTTTTCTATAAAAAGAGCGTTGCAGTAAGTTGTTGCGACGAGCGTGTAACCTTTTGAGGCTCCAAGCTGCGTTATTTGTTCAAGTCCGGCCTGTGCCGGGTATGGCTCGCCACGCAAAGGAACTGGCATTGATCGGCCCTGCGTGCTGATTTCCACGAGCATGACTCGCGGCCTGATTTCAACCATGTCGTGCCAAAGCCAATAGTCCTGTCCGTCAATGTCGATAATTCCGAGGTCAGGCGTGCGGTTGATTGTGGTTCGAATGAGCATGTCATCCAGGTCACCGCACGTTCCGAAAATGCACGCTGACTGCTGCCCGAATTCAGCCTGCAGTTTGTTAAAGTGCCGCTGGTCGGCCTCAATCAGCACCGCATACCAGCCAAGTTCGCGAAGTCGTAATGTATTGGAAAAGAACCGACCGTCAGCTGCTCCAATTTCAAAGCAGTGACGGTTTTTCGGTCCAATTTTATCAAGCGCAAACGCGATCAATCCGTCCTCACCAAATTGTGTGTAGACGTTAAAGGCTTTCCCTTGCATCCAAGGTGCGACAGCCTCGTAATTGATCGTGCTTCCGCTCATTACACAAACACTGTCGTGTCAGCCACACTGGTCGTTCCGTTCGGAGAATTCTCGAGGTCGCTGAGTGTTGCCACTGCGGCAAACGTGACATTGTCGTTGGTCGCAGTTGCTGTGGTGACGGCCAGTCGCAGGTATCGCTTTTTGCCTCGCAGGTCGACGCCGTAATGCACTTCACGCGCGGCAGTCAAATCCAAGCCTGTTTGTGTGTCAAGCGTTGCAAAATTCGTCACTACCGTGTCGTCAGAATGTGACAGAACAAGCGTAGGCCCAACGGCGTTCGTGTTCAGCTCACTGGCAAACGCGACACGAATGGTGGCGTAGTTTGCCCCCTTGGTGTCAAGATTTGCTGTATTCGTCTGCGTGTTCGTTTGCGATCGCGGAGAGATCAGCAGCGAGTCATTCACCAATCGTTCTCGAATCATATTGTTTCCCCTTTGGGATTGTTTTCAGAAACACGAAGGGTTCACGTCGAACCCTCCGCAGTCAGGCCGCTGTCAGCAAATTAGCTGCCAGCCATTTCCAAGCCCACGATCGGGCCGGCGACAGAGTTGCTGCCGTAGTCATGCACAACAGCGTCGAAACGCTCCGTGCCGCGGACGCCGATCTGATCCCGTTCCCACATGGACTCACCGCCGACGGTTGCCTCAGTGGAGAATGCGATTGTTTCCTGTCCACGGTCTCCAAACATGGCTCCCAGTGACAAGTCACCGAAGATGACGGGGATTTGACTGTTTGCTTCCACAGATGGAAACACTTGGCTGATCGTGACTGGATAGCCAAGGAACATCAGCGTCGGGATGCCGTTGATGATTTCCGTTGCCGTTGATCCACCGGCCGCCAATGCCAACCGCTGCATGACTGTGTGAGCGAACGTCTTGTGACACACCCAACCAGCACCCGGACGGTCTGCGTACTGCGGAAGCGAACCCACAACGCTCTGGAAGTTGGCGAGCGTCAGTTCAGCATAGGCGTTACCTGCTCCGAGAGTGAGCCCCGGAGCCGTTCCGGCCGTCAGTTCATCCAGCCGAGTGCGGATGCCGGTGATGTGGCCGTAAGTGCTTGTTCCGGTGCCGTTGAACACACACTCGTCTTCCTTATTGGCAAAGGCGTAGGCGATTTCACCGACTAGCTTGTCGCCAAAGCTGATTGCAGCATCGGCATTCAGTTCGTTCGACAGGCGAGCGAGAACCATCAGTTTGCGGGCCACCAAAGTGACATCGTCAAAGCTCATGGTCGATTCGGTGCCGGCTGAATTCTCACCAACGAAGTAAGCAGTCAGTCCCGACAACTGGCGAGGTTCTGTTTTCGTGTCTGAGGACATCGGCACGATGTTGAGCAGCCGGCGAGCCACGCCAAACTGTTCGCGCAACAGAATCAGGTCAGTTCCGAATTCGTCTGGCACGAAAATGTGTGAACCGGTGGCATCGGATCCACCTTCGCCGTGCGCTGCGTTGGTGATCAGCCCGTTTTCGAGGCAGTAGTTCACGGCCTGCTGATTGCGGAACCGGCCGCCTGACTGCTGCGACAGAGTGGCCATGGCCCACATGCCGAATCGGTACGCTCGAACCTGAGCTTCCATGCCATCAACTTCGCCTTTGAAGTTCTTGACGGCAGATCGCTTCACATTGCGCGGAAGCTGAGAGACGCCATTGCCGACATGCGGCAGCGAAGGTGCCATTGTGCCACCAAACTGACTGAACATGGCTCGGATCGTTGGGTTATCCGGCTTGCTCTTGGCAGCGTGCAGTTTGTTTCGCAACTCAGTCTGCTCATTTGCCTTTTTGGCGAGGTCGTCGATTGACGCTGAGACGGTGTCGACTTCATCCATTGAAGCCTTCACTTTCACTGCGTCTTCGTCGGACATCATCTGATCGCCAGCAGCGTCAATGATCTTCTGAGCGTCATCTAGCAGGGATTGACGCTTTGCCTGCAATTCCTTAAGTGTCATTTCGTTGATTCCTGTTTCGCCAGGGTCAACGAAAAACGCCAACCGCTGGCAGTGTTTCGTAAATCGAAAAACTGCAAACGACTGGCGTGAAACTTATCACTTCAGATCGCAGGTGTCGGACTCGCATCGCTTGATACTATCACGGCTTGATGTGTGGACAGTAAACAGCTTAGCGGCGGTTTGTCAATCCTAATTTTGCAATTCGGTAATTGAGCATGGCCTGCACGACTGCCGTTTCGTTCTTTGACTTTGACTTCTTGCCGCTGCCGGCCGTAATAATCTCATCCACAAATCCCATCTCTAAAGCCTGCGTGGCGTTGTATTTCGTGCCGTCGCCATTCGCGCCGAGCAACGCCGCTGCAATCTCCTTTTCCGGCTTTCCAGTGCGTTCCGCATAAGTCGTGATGGCCGCAGCGTTGAATGACTCCAGCCATTCGAGCGTTTCTTTAATTTCAGCAATGTGGCCGTAAGCAAAACCGATACCTTCATGAATCATATACGTCGCGTTGCTATACATCTTTACCTTGTCGGCTCCGATCGCCGCAAGACTGGCCGCCGATGCCGCAAGGCTTTCAATGATTGCCGTGGTTGGCCCCTTATGATCGGCCAGAGCGTTGTAAATTGCGAGCCCGTCGAACGCCAACCCGCCTCCGGAGTTGATCCGCATCGTCACCGGTTTGTTCCTATTGGCAGCAAGGATTCTGGAAATGCTTCCCGCGTCTGATTCGGTGTATTCGTCACCAACGACGCCATAAAGAAACACCTCCAGTTCCTCGCTGGAATCGTTGTAAAACACGCGAAAATTCTCGTCTTTTACCGCGTTTTCGATGCGTTTTGGCAGCGAAAGTGTAATTTTATGCTTCATTTTTGCACCGCTTTCATGAGGTTTTGCACCAGATTGTCGGCCCGTGAATCCCACGACGCAACCACGTCAGACACATTTGCTTTGAGGCTCGATGTCGTGGAACAACTATGAACGTCACTGAGAAGGCGTTTCGACTCTTCAGCATGGCTGATAATTGCCAGGCGAGCGTCAGAATTCGTCAAAGCAGACACTGTTCTGTCGGTCCACGTGGCGTAGAACTCATTGACTGCCCCCATGAAGTTCGCCGCCTGCATCCCTGCACGCTGAACAACACGGTCCCGCTCAATCTTCAGGGCCTCGGTCACGCTACTCGTCACCATCGCCCGCAGCAGGTTTTCCGTGTTGTCCTCTTCGGCCGGCGTTTCCTTCATAGGCTGTGCTCCTGTTGCTGGTTCCGGTTCCTCACCTGAAACCATCCAGTTAGCTGGATGATAAAAAACATCTCCTTCCGGGCCTGTGGACGGCATATTCAGTCGCGCGCGGCCTTCATTGCGTGTCATCACGCCTGATTCGATCTGCCGATAAATACCATTCACCTTAGATTCGAAGGTCATCTGAATCAGGGCCTCGCGATTGAACTCGACGACGTGCGAATCCTTTTCCTTTTCTTTTTCTGTCAGCCCCTTGTCTTCCAGCTCTGCCTCCCAAGTCTGCAGCCAAGGTTGCAGTGTGTAATCCAGATAACTCTGCCCTTCCGCTTCTAGGCTGTTGTGGCTAGTGCGTGTGGAATCTCCGAGCATGTGCGGAGGGACACCGGTGATGTTGCTCACGGTTTGTCGCGTTTCAAATTCGCGTGTCTGCAGAAACTGAGCAGCATCGTTTGGGATCGTCATTTGTTGGAACTTCACACCGTCCTGAAGCAATGCAACTTTGTGTGAATTTGATAACCCCTGCTGCATACTGTTCCACGCTTGCATGGTGTTGCGAATCTTTTCCTCGTTAAATGAGCCTGGCACCATCAGCAGGCCGCTCATGTTCGATCCGTTGGCAAAGTATCGGCCCGCAAACTGCTGAGCCGCCATGCCTGCGCCGAGAGCGTCCTTCATTAGTTCCAGAATTGGCCATCCCATGACGCCATCACCGCCAAATCCGCGAATGTGAAGCATGTCTTCCGCAGGAACTCGAACCGGCTTGCCGTTGATGTAAGTCACATACCACAACCGCCCGTTGTCGACCTTTACCAGCGTGTTCTGCGTGTCCCACATGATGAAGCCAGCAGGACGCCCGTCGATGCGGTCAATTGCTGCAAATGAATTCCCATGCAGGGCAGCGACGGCCGTCATGGCTCGCCGGAACGTGTAGGCGTGAATCCATCGATTTGACTTTTTTTCCAGTAGATACTGCAGCGAATGCCGCATGTCCACTTTTTTCCCGCCGTCGCGTTGACGACGAAAGACATCACAGGGCAGCCCCGCTACGCTCGAACTAATCAGGTTAATGGCTCGCCAAAGAGGAGGATACCCGAGCACCGATCGCTGTGTAACCTTCACGCCAGCAGACGACTGGCCGCCGTTTGTGAACGGCATAGGATTCCACATTCGATCTTCGTTGCGACCGACCGGCGTAGCGTTGACTACGAATTGAGTAACACCGTATTCCATAGCCACCTCAGAATAAAATTACGCCGGATCCGCTTTGCTTATATGCAGAACCCTCTGGATTTTCTGAAATATACAACGCCAAGGCCATTCCTAGTGCAGTCATTCCATCGATTTTATCGCCTGACTTGCCCTTGTGAAACTTCAGATTTCCATTGCTGTCCTCCATTCCTGCTGCGTTTGATGCCATCCATCTCAAAACTTTGTTTCCGTCGTGTTTAAAACGCCCTGATCCGAGCATCGAAAGTAGTTGCTTTATCGGCTCGTTGTATGTTGCTGTGCCCTGTGGCATCTTAACCAACACGTCTTCCGGCAGTCCCAACTCTTTCATTCGCTGCGTTGGTCCTGCAGCGTTCCACGGATCAAACCCAATGCGACGAAGATCGAACGGGCTGCAAATCTGAGTGATACGCGCCGCGACGTGCATCACATCAACCTCATTTCCTTCCGTGACTTCGACATAGCCAGCATCCGCAAACGCTCGAATGACTCGCTGATCTTGTGCCGCCCTTTTGTTGATGTTGTCTTCTGGAATCCAGAACCACGGAAATACTTGAACGCCGTCTGCTTTTGGGAACAGTAAAACGAATGCAGTCACGTCTCTGGTCGACGACAGGTCAAGCCCCCCGAAACACACCTGCCCATCAAATTCTTCAACCTGTGCTCTGGTCTCGCATTTGTCCCACTGCTGCATCGGAATCAGTCTGCTTTCTTGTTCGGTCCACTGATTCAGGTGAAGGCGGCGAAATGAGTTCTCGAGACCTGGTATTTCCTGTGCCTGTTTACATTCCGCCTTTAGATAGTCGCGATTCAGTGAAATATCCAAACAGGGATTTGCCTTTTCCCATGTCGCTTCGTCGGTCCAATCGTCCTCTGGATCCGCCCCAAAGAGCAGCGGGTAAAAACTATCGTCCTCGATATTCCCGTTGATGATGTTTCGTGAGTACTCGTGCTGTTCCCAGCAGACGCTTGATTTGTCATGCCCTGCCGTCGTGATGGCGATGAACACCGGCTGAGAGCGAGCCCCGAAACCAGTGTGAAACGCCTCCCACATTTCCCGATCGCGTTGCAAGTGCAGCTCATCGAAGACCACGCAATGAGGATTGCTACCGTGAACCGCCCCTGCCTCCGCTGAGCAGGCTTGAAAATATCCGTCTGCTGTGACAATTCGCTTCTTCGACTTAATCAGCTCACACCGGCTTTTCAGCATGGGATTGTTAGACACCATGCCGGCAGCGATTTCGTAAACCAGCCCCGCTTGATCTCGTGTCGTCGCCGCTGAATAGACCTCCTTTCCGTTTTCTTTATCAACCAGAAGCATATAAAGCAGGATGCCAGCCGCTAGGGTAGTCTTGCCATTCTTGCGAGGGATCTCGCAATACGTCGTTCTGTACTTCCGGAGTCCCGTGGATTTGTGTTTCCATGCCAGCAAATTGCGAACGTACTCATCCTGCCACGGCTCAAGAATGAACGGCTTTGGCTTTCCGCTCCCTCCTTTTGGATGAGTGAGCATTTGGCTGAAAAACCGACTAACCTTGAACGCTTCATTGTCGTCGAAATAGAACTCATCCGAAGAAAAGTTTTTCGTCTGGGTCAACTTGTGTTTTTTCCTTAACTGCTAATCGCGTTCGTGATGTCGGGGTCATCCCAAAAGCTGAAAGCAACTTGATCATCTGGTTTGCCAGATCTCTTGCGGCCTTGCTGGCTGGATGCTCTGATATCAATCCTGTGGTCGCACTGACTTGCCACCGACCGTCCTTCTTTGCCTGTCGCTCGAAGTCGTGATGCTGCTGGTACGCATGACAGTACCGAAGAATAGCAGGCCGCTCGGCCAGAGAAATTACCCCGAGCATTTCTAGCTCTGCACATATACGCCTCCACTCGTTTCGGCCAACAATCCCCAACTGACTCGGGCATGTTGGCGAGTCAGTCGACGGCTGTGGCTCTTGGTGATTTCGTCGCTGCGGATCTTTGTCAAAATCGCCGTGAAGGATTTTCAGTGCGGTTGGTTTTCTTGGTCTAGCCATGTCTAAAGGCCGTTTCGTTTTGCGGAAAAACACGCGCGGC